GGTTAATGCTATTCTTGATGATATCACAATGTTGGAAAAAATGAAGTTAGCGGATATGTCCGCGCTTGATGGTGCTATTTCAAATATTCGTCTTTGGCGACTTGGTGATTTTGAGCATAAAATTCTCCCCACCAAAAATGCCATTGATAAATTGCGCAATATATTAGCAAGTAATGTTGGTGGTGGAACAATGGATTTAGTATGGGGGCCAGAACTTGACTTTAAAGAAAGCAATACGCAGATTTTTAAATTTTTGGGTGAGCAGAAATACCAACCTGTTCTTAATAGTATTTATGCTGGGCTTGGTATTCCACCAACACTTACGGGTATTGCTGGAAATGGCGGTGGTTATACTAATAATTTTATTTCTCTTAAAACTCTTATTGAAAGATTAGAATACGGTAGAGATTTATTAAGTAGATTTTGGAATACTGAAATTAGAAAAGTTCAAAAAGCAATGGGTTTTGCTAAACCAGCCAAACTTCATTTTGACCATATGATACTTTCTGATGAATCTGCTGAAAAGAATCTTCTTGTTCAATTAGCAGATCGGGACATTGTTTCTATTGAAACAGTTCGTGAACGGTTTGGTGAAATTAATGATATTGAAGATGCGCGAATTAAAACAGAAAATCGTGGGCGCAAATCTAAAAAGATTCCGCCAAAAACCGGCCCTTATCATAACGCCCAAATAGAAGATGAATATAAAAAGATTGGTCTGAATAAAGATGTAATAACTATTGATCAGGTTACCGATTTAAAACCAAAGCCTGAACCAGCAGTAGAAGCTCCTACCACACAACCACAGCAGAAAAAACCAAATACTTCTGAAAATCCAGACGGTGGTAGACCTAAAAATGCTATTGATACACAGCCTCGTAAAAGAAAAATTGTTAATCCAAGAACAAATGCAAGTTTATTGATATGGGCAACAAATGCTCAAAAACAAATTAGCGAAATATTACAACCTGCTTTACTAGCTCATTATGGTAAATCTAATATTAGAAAGTTGACAAAACAAGAGTCTGAGGAAGTTGAACTATCTAAGTTTGTTGTACTTGCTAATTTAGATCCATATGTTGATATTAGTCAGGATACAATACTTAATATACTAGAATCTAATGCGAAAATTAAACGGGAAATATTAGTAGAAGTGGACAATTTAATAAAAGAATATATGGGCAAAAATTCTAAGTCACCCTCTGTTGAAGATATGCGCCAAATTTATTGTCTAGCATACTCTTATGTAAAAAGTGCCCCTTCGTAAAAATTTGGTGTATAAGAAAAGTGAGGTGATAATATGAAAGTTTATCCACAAGAAATATTAGATGGTTTATCAGAAAAGGTTCAGGCTAGTGCAAGTGTTGCATTAGAATCTGAAATACTAATTGATTCTGATATGGCCCATCCTAATAAAGAAGAAATAGAGAAGACTCTAGCGGGCTATGGATTTTCTAATCCCGACCAAATAGATCTCTTCTATTTAAATTCTGTTTTAGTTTCTACTGGGTGGAACAAAAACGATGATGTTTTTGATGCTAGTGAGGCTTGGGCTGCTAGAGATACTCCTGTAGATAAACAGTTCAATTATATGCATGATGAAAGTGATATAATTGGACATATAACTGGCAGCATGGTTGTTGATCGTAACGGCAATAAAATTGATAGTGAAGAACCACCCCAACAATTTGATATTATTACATCAGCCGTTTTATATAAAAGCTGGAGTAATCCAGAATTAAGAGAAAGAATGTCTCAGCTTATTTCTGAGATAGAAGATGGAAAATGGGCTGTTTCTATGGAATGCTTATTTTCAGATTTTGATTACTCTGTAGTTTCACCAGATGGTGGGATGAAAGTAGTAGCAAGAAATGAAACATCAGCTTTTCTAACTAAACATCTTAGAGTTTATGGTGGGAAAGGAGAATACGAAGGATATAAAGTAGGAAGACTGTTACGAAATATATCTTTTTCTGGGAAGGGCTTGGTTAATAAACCGGCGAATCCAAGAAGTATCATTCTTAAAACAGAAGAAGATCCATTCGACGATTCAACTAGTAATCTTTTAATAGAGGAGTTCACAATGTCTGACTCTCAAAGCGTCGATAGTGTCGAAATTGAAGTAGAAGCAGCGGTTGCTTCTGTCAATGACGAACTAGAGACTATCAAGGCTGATCATGAAGCTGCTGTTGCAGGTCTAACTGCAATAATTGCTGATAGAGATGCTAAGATCACAGAAATGGAAGAAAGTGCTGCTACACTTACTTCAGAACTAGAAGATGTTAAAGCTAAACTAGCTGATACATCAAAAGAACTTGGTGATGCTAAAGCAGAAATTCGCCAAATGATTCGTACAGCACAGGCTAAAGATGCTGGTATATCTGAAGATAAAATCGAAGATACACTTGCTAAGTTTGATGTTGTAGATGATGAAGCATTTGCTGCAATGCTTGATCTTATCAAAACACAGGCACATGTTTCACTTGAGCACACAAGAAAAGAAGACGCTGAAGAAACTGAGGTTGTTGAAGAACCGGTAGTTGAAGAAGCTGTAGAAGAAGAAGTTATTGAAGAAGCTGTAGTTGAAGAAACTGAAGCTATGGTTGATGTTCCCGAACCGGTGCAAAATGGTTTTGCATCTGCTGCTGAATTCTTTAGAACATCCGTTCTAAAAACAACTAAAAATCTTAAATAAGTGAGGTACATATAATGGCACTTAAAGGTGATCGTCACGAACTCGATACTGACATTAGCTATTTCCTAAACGAAACTGCGGAAAAGGGGCAGGTTGTTTCTATTAGCACACAGGGATCTGGTGCTGCTATGGACAACAGCTCTGCACTAGCCACAATTGCTGCTGATGGTAGTGGTAGCATCGCTCTTGGTGTTATCCTTAATGACGTGGTTAATATCGACCAGACTCGCCAGCATATCAACTGGCACAAAGATGAAGTTCAGCAGGGTGGTAAGATTACCATTCTAACAAAGGGCTTCGTTGTTACTGATCAGATTAATGGTACACCAACGGCTGGTCAGGTTGCTTATCTTAATGATTCTGGTCTTATTGGTGGAACACAAGATGGTAATTCAACAGCTATTGGTAGATTCCTATCTACTAAAGATGCTGATGGGTATGCCAAAGTTTCCATTAACCTTCCGTAATTTTAAATAAAAGGAGAAATATATAATGTCTTTCACACAGAAACCAAATCGTGAATTTATCGACCTTCTAAAGAAGGCTGGCTCATCTAATAAGGCTGAAGCACTAGTTGCACAACATGAACTAGCTAAAGCTATTGAGCTTCCCCTTCGTGAGGGTGTTCTTGTTGGTGATATCGCTGGTGGTATCTTTGAGCGTATCACTATGGAACCTGGTACTTCAACAGAATTCCCGCTTGACCTACTTGCTCCTGGTCAGGAAGACGAATTTGTTGCTTATACCAATCCTGGTCATGGTCGTATTCCTGAACGCGCCGTTGAAGGCGATTATGTCATGATTCCGACCTATAGCATCACCAATGCTATTGACATGCTACTTCGTTATGTCCGTGAAGCTCGTTGGGATGTCGTCTCACGCGCTGCTCGCGTTCTAGAAGCTGGCTTTGTCAAGAAGATGAACGATGACGGTTGGCACACACTACTAGCCGCTGGTGTAGATCGTAACATTCTAGTTTACGATGCTGATGCTGCTGCTGGTCAGTTTACCAAGCGTCAGATTTCACTCATGAAGACTGTTATGCGCCGTAATGCTGGTGGTAACAGCGGTTCACTAAATCGTGGTCGTCTAACTGATCTCTACCTTTCACCGGAAGGTCTAGAAGACATCCGTAACTGGGGTGTTGATCAGGCTGATGAAACTACACGACGTGAGATTTATGTTGGTGCAGACGACAGTGCTGCTCTAACACGAATCTTTGGTGTTAATCTCCACGCTCTAGATGAACTTGGTCAGAGCCAAGAATACCAGAATTACTTCACAAGTAATCTCTCTGGCTCACTTGGTCCATCAAGTGATGTTGAACTAATTGTTGGTCTTGATCTACAGTCCAACGATAGCTTCGTAATGCCTGTTAAGCAAGAAGTTACAGTCTTTGAAGATGAAGCGCTTCATCGTCAGCAAAGAATGGGCTTCTATGGTTTTGCAGAAATTGGTTTTGGTGTTCTAGATTCACGTCGAGTTCTACTCGGCTCATTCTAAGCATCATACCTTATAAAAAGAAGAGAGGGAGGCAAAAATGTCTCCCTCTTTTTTATTTAGGTGTAGTATAAGTTGGAGGTACTAAATGAATTATCACATTTTATCACAAGAAATAAATGAAGATCCACTAGGGGTGGGATATGCTTCTATGGACGCATACCA